GAGAATCCCATTGAAGTCGGCCCCATAAGGGGGCACGCCGCCCGCTGCGAGCGGGGTCATGGTCAGCGGAGGGAAACCGTCGGTGAACGACGCCAAGCCCGGCGTAATGCCGATTTGCGAGGCCACCGGGATGGTGTTTTTCGTCCCGCTGTTCGCGAACGGGACGGCCGACTTGGTAGGTGCGTTACTAGCTTGCATTGATAAGCCCCGATGATGTGAAGAAAACGCCGGACCCGAAGGGCTGCATCAGCGCCTCGTTAAATCCGAAGGTCGTAGGTAGGTCAACTTGCAGCACGTTCGCCAGAACGGCCGCGGGCTTTGGAATGACGCCCGACTGAGTCAGGATGGCGATCTCATACGGCTCCAGTGCAAATTCGAAGACGTATCGGAACTCCATTTGCCCGGTGTCGGAGACATAGCAACGGCCCCGCCCGGCAAACAGATTCGATAGCAACCGGTTCAAGCTCGGCGACGTGCAGTCGGATATGTTGGCCAAGGCCTTCACCAAGATGAGCTTGCGATACGCGTCATCCGCCAACCGGTATGTCTGCGTGGACGCGGCCCCGACATACATCGGAGCTTGTCCAAATGGTTGCGCTCCCGTTGCCGCAGTAGGAGCGGTGTACGCCTCTTGGTACCCCAGGTACACCCCAGCGCCCGGGATGGTGAGCATGCGCCCCACCCCAACGATCCTTCCCCAGATATCCAACCCGAAGCCCTGCGCCGTCTCCACGTTCCAGACGTAGTCATAGAACGCGTCAAAGTCCGTGTCCGGGTTGACGTACTCGTCCATGTTGTGGATGAGCTGGCGCAGCGTCGGGCTGTTCGCGTACTGGCTGATGACCGTGCGGTCGGCCAGCGTCGGCGCGTCGTCGCGGTACTCATAGGTGTAGCTGCCGGTCCAGGTCAGGGATGCTCCAATGGCCGGCACCTGGCCCATGGTGATCAGGCCGGAGGGGGATGCGCCATAGTCGGTGACGGTGACCGGGCTTGCAGCTGTTTCTATTCTTGAGGTAGCAACAGCAGACGCCTCCAATTGTGGCAACCAGACATACACCCCGCTAACACCGTCCCCGACCGTAGTAGAGGATGAAAGCGTATACAGCCTAGAAACAACGTTGGCGAATGAATCAGAGTCAACCGTTAGCCAAAAAAAGCGCCACCCGCCGGACAGCAATTCGCCACCGAAGGTCAAATTTGAAAACTCTGAGCCGACTTGGCTTTGAATCACCACCCCGTCCGGAATGTTCCAGTCCACAAATGCTCGCGCATTTATTGTATTGGCACCGTTTAAGTAGAGACGGATTCTGTCAAATCCCGCGTCTTTGACAAATGCAGAAAACGTGAGGCGCTGAGTAGCGCTTGCAGATTTCATCGACGTATTTGCAAGCCCTCCCCCCGTCAAGCTTTGGCCCGCTGCGGCCAAAACCTTATAGACGGTAAGGTCCTCTCGAGGGGACGGTTGCGAGGTGAGCACGCCCGAATAGTTTCCCGACGGCCACGGGCTAAGGGATAAGTTCGTAGACTGCCGGAGAATATTGGTCCTTGGCGTCGGATACAGCCGCTGATTCCCCTGCCAGTCTTGGCGCCATAGGCCCGAGGGCGTGATAGACGTCACCGCCTCGCGCGGGCCGCCAATCTGAAACTGCGTGGTTGCGCCATCCCCAACCCCAAACTGCGCCGGTTCGAAGACGTTAACGATGTTCGTCGTCATACCAAAGTCACCGTGATGTTCGCCTCCGAGATCGTCGGCGTCCGGTTGATGGGGATAGTGACGCTAGGCAATGTCGGCGTCGTCGTGCCGAGCAGCAGCGAGATGATGGAAATACTCTGGTCGATCGTCACAACCGGGGCGTAGTAGCGGCTAGCGAACAGGGTCGAACCGATCCGAGCGCGCAAGCCGCCGTCCGCGCCATTGAACGCGGCGATGATCGCCTGCTTGGTCAGGGCTACTATGTTGGACGGCAGGCTGGGGTTGTTGGCGATCTGAACCGCGAACAGCACGGGCAATGCCGTAGGCGTCTGCCACTTCACCACGTAGGACGGATAAGGGAAGTCGTAGCCCGCCGTATCCTGCACGGTGTAGCTGGTGTTCCCGTTGTAATCGGCCCCGTTGGATTTCTTGCGCCAAATGGCGTCCGCGATCGAAGCCGCCGCGCCGCCCACGACCGCCACATAGATGGAATGCGGAATCAGTGTCACGCCGCCCACGGTGACGTTGGCGCTGGTGTTGTTCTCGGTCACGTACACGTCGATGACGTCAGCAACATTCAGCACGTTCGCATAGATCGAAGGCAGCGAGCCGATGGCGTTCAGGGCCACGGACTGGCGCCGGCGCTCTTCGAACTCGGCGCGGTTCTCGACCAGGCTACCGACGGTTCCATCGGTCGCGTTGCTGATCGAGTCCCAGCCCGGGATCGCCTGGTAAATCTGATTCAGCGCACCCGGCGCGCAGGCAATCGGACCGTCAACTGCACAAGCGAAGGGCAGATCGATACTGCCGGTGACCGGAATCGTGCCGGCTTGCGTGCAAAGATAGCGGTTCCCGTCCACCGCCTGCGCGGTCGCGCCTACAGGGATCACCACGCCCGCCAAGCCGACACACGTAGCCAACACAGTCGTCGGCGTACCGGGCTTGCGGTCGATGAAGTAGATGCGCCCAATGGCGTCTTGCATGCGCCCAGCAGCAAACGCGGGGTCAACTTGGTTCACATAGCTGGCGAACTCGTTGTTCTTGTCACCAATGATGGCCGTGGTGCTGGATGCCAGTTGGCCCTGGGGCGTTTCCAAAGACTTGTTCAGCCCGCCGCCAAAGGCGGAGTCCATGTCAGTCAGGACGCCCGCCAGGATGGCCGACTCTTCGGGCAGCACCAGCCCTTCCGGCGTGAACTGCACGCGAGGCACTTGGGAGCTTGTAGCCATGGTTTCCTCAGATGCTGACGGTCTGCGTCGTGCCGTCGGTCAGGGTGATTTCGACGTACCCGGTTAGGGTGCGATCGTTGAAGCTTGTGATCGTGCAGACGGCACCAGCCACGTCCGGGACGGTCAGTGCTGCCGTCTGGATATGCTCGCGCACGAGTGCGAGGGGCGGCCGGTACCCTAGAATGTCGCGCCAGTACGGCACGCCCGGCGCCTTGTCATAGAACAGCTCGCCCTTGAACAGTTTGATGGCGCTGGCCACGTCCTGGGCCACGGCGTAGGGATTTGACGCCATAGCGATGTTGCCGGCCGCGTCCAGGACAAGATCCCAGGCCGTCCTATCGAGCAAGAGAGTGTTCATATCGGCACCCCGCCAGTTCCAGTACCGCCAGAGTTCTCGTGGCGGTGCGTGCTGCCAACGTCCTTGCCGTTGTTCCGCAACGTCCCCAGCGTGTCCATGTTGCCCTGCCAGGTGGACGTACCGCCGAACGAACCAGAGCCTTGCTGGACCGTGCCGTTGAGCACGATCTGTGGCGAGTTCAGCGCGCACTGCGCGGCCGCGTTCAGCTCGATGTTCGGAGCCTGCACCGTCACCTTGGATGGCGACACCACGTTGATGCCGCCAGCGGTGAACTGCACGTACTGCACGGGCGTGCCATTCAGCAGGCCGCCCACGTACAGACCGTCAGCCATGTCATGTGACCGCCACGAGCCCGGATTGGCCTGCCCCTTGGACGACTTAACCGCTGAGATATCCCGACTGGCAAACACTGCAATCCCCACGTCGTCCACCTTCGGATCAAGGATCACCGCATCGGTGCCGCCCTGTAGCCGGAAGTACGGCAACTGGTGAAGCACCGCGTGAGGCGTGGCATTGCCGGCGCCGTCCAGCTGATTGACCAAAGGCTGCACATCTACGAAGCCAACCGGCTCCACTCCACCCGCATTGGTGACCGATACCACCCGCACCAGCGTGGCCGTGCTAAGGCGCGCCAACGCTTGGCCGATTACGAACATCAACGCGCCGTACTCGTCGCCGCCTTCGGCCGCGCGCGCCTGCCCGGCATATCCGAACTGTTCAGCCATTGATCTGCCTTT